GCCCTGCATATCCGTTTCCCTGACGGGGCGGTGATTGAGTATGAACCCGAAACCAGTGCACTCACGGTAAGCGGAATTAAAACGGCCAGCGTGACGGCTTCTGATTCTGTTACTGCCACGGTGCCGGTGGTCATGGTGAAAGCATCAACCCGCATCACCCTGGACACACCGGAGGTGGTCTGCACCAACAGGCTGATTACCGGCACGCTGGAAGTGCAGAAGGGCGGGACGATGCGCGGCAACATTGAACACACCGGCGGTGAGCTCTCATCAAACGGTAAGGTACTGCATACCCATAAACACCCCGGCGACAGCGGCGGCACAACCGGGGGACCTCTATGACTGCGCGTTATCTCGGAATGAATCGCAGTGATGGCCTGACTGTCACTGACCTTGAGCATATCAGCCAGAGTATCGGCGATATCCTGCGTACCCCCGTCGGCTCACGGGTGATGCGTCGTGATTACGGCTCGTTGCTGGCGTCAATGATTGACCAGCCGCAGACCCCGGCGCTTGAGTTGCAGATTAAGGTCGCCTGTTACATGGCAGTGCTGAAATGGGAACCCCGCGTCACCCTGTCATCTGTCACCACGGCGCGCAGTTTTGACGGGCGAATGACGGTCACGTTAACCGGTCAGCACAACGACACCGGCCAGCCACTTTCGTTAACCATCCCTGTGAGTTGAAACCATGCCGATTATCGACCTGAACCAGCTACCCGCACCGGATGTGGTTGAGGAGCTGGACTTTGAAACCATTCTCGCCGAACGCAAGGCGACACTGATTTCCCTTTACCCGGAAGACCAGCAGGAGGCGGTCGCCCGTACCCTGACGCTGGAATCCGAGCCTCTCGTCAAATTGCTGGAGGAAAATGCTTATCGTGAGCTTATCTGGCGTCAGCGTGTGAATGAGGCCGCACGGGCGGTGATGCTGGCCTGTGCCGCGGGTAATGACCTTGATGTGATTGGTGCCAATTACAACACCACGCGTCTGACTATCACCCCGGCAGATGATTCGACTATCCCGCCGACACCGGCAGTGATGGAATCTGATACCGATTATCGTCTGCGTATTCAGCAGGCGTTTGAAGGTTTAAGCGTCGCCGGGTCGGTGGGTGCCTATCAGTATCATGGTCGCAGTGCTGACGGGCGTGTCGCGGATATCTCTGTCACCAGTCCGTCTCCGGCCTGCGTCACCATCTCTGTGCTGTCACGTGAGAATAACGGTGTCGCATCCGAAGACCTGCTGGCGGTGGTGCGTAACGCCCTGAATGGCGAGGACGTCAGACCGGTGGCCGACCGCGTGACCGTGCAGTCTGCCGCCATTGTTGAATACCAGATAAACGCCACGCTTTACCTTTACCCTGGTCCCGAAAGTGAACCCATCCGCGCGGCCGCCGTGAAAAAACTGGAAGCATACATCACGGCACAGCACCGGCTGGGGCGCGACATCCGTCTGTCTGCCATTTATGCCGCTTTGCATGTGGAAGGCGTGCAGCGTGTCGAACTGGCCGCACCACTGGCCGACATCGTGCTCAACAGTACGCAGGCGTCTTTCTGCACCGAATACCGCGTCGTGACCGGAGGCTCGGATGAGTGATTCGCGACTGCTGCCGACCGGCTCATCACCGCTTGAAGTTGCTGCCGCAAAAGCCTGTGCGGAAATTGAAAAAACGCCGGTCAGGATTCGTGAGCTGTGGAACCCGGACACTTGCCCGGCAAATTTGCTGCCGTGGCTGGCATGGGCGTTTTCGGTCGACAGGTGGGATGAAAAGTGGCCGGAAGCGACAAAACGCGCCGTTATTCGCGATGCCTATTTCATCCACTGTCATAAAGGCACTATAGGCGCAATCCGGCGTGTGGTGGAGCCGCTCGGCTATCTCATTAACGTAAAGGAATGGTGGGAGACAAACGACCCGCCCGGCACCTTTCGCCTTGATATCGGTGTGCTGGAAAGCGGCATCACAGAGGCAATGTATCAGGAAATGGAACGGCTGATTGCTGATGCCAAACCTGCAAGCCGCCACCTTATTGGCCTGAACATTACCCGGGACATTCCCGGCTACCTGTTCGCCGGTGGTGTGGCTTACGACGGCGATGTAATTACGGTTTACCCCGGATAAGTGAGGAATAATGAGCACAAAATTCAAAACCGTTATCACCACTGCCGGTGCAGCAAAGCTGGCAGCGGCAACCGCACCGGGAGGGCGGAAGGTCAACATTACCACGATGGCCGTCGGGGATGGCGGTGGTAAATTGCCTGTCCCGGATGCCGGACAGACCGGGCTTATCCACGAAGTCTGGCGACATGCGCTGAACAAAATCAGTCAGGACAAACGAAACAGTAATTATATTATCGCAGAGCTGGTTATTCCGCCGGAGGTGGGCGGTTTCTGGATGCGTGAGCTTGGCCTGTACGATGATGCGGGAACGTTAATTGCCGTGGCGAACATGGCCGAAAGTTATAAGCCAGCTCTTGCCGAAGGTTCAGGGCGTTCGCAGACCTGCCGCATGGTCATCATCGTCAGCAGTGTGGCCTCAGTGGAGCTGACCATTGACACCACAACGGTGATGGCGACGCAGGATTACGTTGATGACAAAATTGCAGAGCACGAACAGTCACGACGTCACCCGGACGCCTCGCTGACCGCAAAAGGTTTTACTCAGTTAAGCAGTGCGACCAACAGCACGTCTGAAATGCTGGCCGCAACGCCAAAAGCCGTTAAGACGGTAATGGATGAAACGAACAAGAAAGCGCCATTAAACAGCCCTGCACTGACCGGCACGCCAACGACGCCAACTGCGCGACAGGGAACGAATAATACTCAGATCGCAAACACGGCTTTCGTTATGGCCGCGATTGCCGCCCTTGTAGACTCGTCGCCTGACGCACTGAATACGCTGAACGAGCTGGCGGCGGCGCTGGGCAATGACCCGAATTTTGCTACCACCATGACTAATGCGCTTGCGGGTAAGCAACCGAAAGATGCTACCCTGACGGCGCTGGCGGGGCTTGCTACTGCGGCAGACAGGTTTCCGTATTTTACGGGGAATGATGTTGCCAGCCTGGCAACCCTGACAAAAGTCGGGCGGGATATTCTGGCTAAATCGACCGTTGCCGCCGTTATCGAATATCTCGGTTTGCAGGAAACGGTAAATCAGGCTTCTGGCGCATTGCAGAAAAATCAGAACGGCGCGGATATTCCTGATAAAGATCGCTTCCTGAGTAACATTAATGTTTACAGCAAAGGCGAGGTGGATAAGAAAAAAGGAATGCGGCAGTACGTATTTAACGCGCCGTCTAATGCTGTTGGTGGAAAGTGGTATCCAGTTATTTTCCGGCGTTCCACTGGTAGCACTGGCGAACTGGCTTCCAGAGTGGTTATTACAACCACATCTGCCGGTGGTGATTACGCAATGAATAACTGCGAATTTAATGGAATGGTAATGCCCGGAGGTTGGACTGATCGTGGTTCATATGCAGCAGGTTATTTTTCGACATATCAGACTAATGAGCGCGCAATCCATTCCATTGTAACAAGCCTGAAAGAAGATGATGTATGCAGCGTTTTTTACGTTGAAGGCAGGGCTTTTCCTGTGCGAGTTTTTGCCGAAGAAGGGCTAACGGTTATTGTTCCAACTCAGGATTATACCGTCGGTCAAACAACATATAAGTGGGGAGCAACTAATCCCGCGACAGAAAGCACGAACGCACAAGCCATTCTGGATTTTAACAATGGGCGAGGGTTTTATTGTTCTCACTCAATATTCGGTATTAATGCCATTTTTAGCGGAAATCTGGGGATTGGAACGGCTAATGCCCTGGGGGGGAATTCAATAGTTTTAGGAGATAACGATACTGGGTTTAAACAAAATGGTGATGGGGTGCTGGATGCTTATGCTAATGGTGTGCATGTATTCCGCTTTAGAAATGGCTCAGCAATATCATTAAAGGGTATTCAAGCTGGGGAAAGTAAGTTATTCACACTTTCAAGTGCAAATACCGCTGCCCATAATGCATCATTTAACTTGTGGGGAAATTCGTCAAGACCAACTGTTGCAGAGCTTGGTGATGATTCAGGCTGGCATTTCTATAGTCAGCGAAATACAGATAACTCGGTGACATTTGCTGTAAACGGTCAGATACAACCAAGCAGCTGGGGTAACATTGATTCCAGATATGTGAAAGATGTTCGGCTTGGCTCACAGCAATATTATGGTGTGAACAACTGGCAAACATGGAACTTCCAGTGCCCTTCAGGTCATGTATTGTCTGGTATAAATGTTCAGGATACAGGTTCCAACTCCGCCGATAATATTGCGGGTGTTTATTACAGACCCGTTCAAAAGTATATAAATGGCACATGGTATAATGTAGCGAGCGTTTAATATGATGCACTTAAAGAACATAAAAGCGGGTAACGCTAAAACACTGGAACAGTATGAGTTAACAAAGAAGCATGGAGTCATCTGGCTTTACACTGAAGACGGGAAAAACTGGTATGAGGAAGTGAAGAACTTTCAGTCAGACACAATAAAGATTGTTTACGATGAAAATAATATTATTGTCGCTATCACCAGAGATGCTTCAACGCTTAATCCTGAAGGTTTTAGCGTTGTTGAGGTTCCTGATATTACCTCCAACCGACGTGCTGACGACTCAGGTAAATGGATGTTTAAGGATGGTGCTGTGGTTAAACGGATTTATACGGCAGATGAACAGCAACAACAGGCAGAATCACAAAAGGCCGCGTTACTTTCCGAAGCGGAAAGCGTTATTCAGCCACTGGAACGCGCTGTCAGGCTGAATATGGCGACGGATGAGGAATGCGCACGACTGGAGTCATGGGAACGCTACAGCGTTCTGATCAGCCGTGTGGATCCTGCAAATCCTGAATGGCCGGAAATGCCGCAATAAGTTGTATAAGCTCTGGTGTGAGATTACATATCTATGGCACAGAGTAAAGCCTAATCTGACAGGCCGCTCTGTGTCTGGAGTAGATTTTAGTAAAGCATTATTTTATTAGTGCAAATTCTAATCAATACATTTTATGTATATGATATCCTGCGGACTTTAATGACTTGGTTTAGGCTAACCAGATAACACTGAAGGAATATTTTTGATAATTAAGGTGCGGTATGTTTACTAAGCGACGATTAAAAAATATTAACTGGGAGGCAAGTTCAGTGATTCTTGCTATGGTTCTCTTTGTTGGAAATATATTTTATACAAATCATCGTGATGATATAAACATGGAGGCTGAGAGAGACAGTATCAGAACAATGTTTGCATATGAAATCGCTAATAACCATCGCGCTCTCACTTTTCTTGATAAAACGAGACATATTGGCTTTGACGAAAATTCGGAGCATTTTGTTGGCGAGCCTTTTGCCATTAATGTCAAATCATTAGGGGGACCTCGCTTACAGATTGCATTAAACCAGACTGATAAAGTGTTTAAATCCTACTTCGGCGAATTAAGTAAGCTTGATAAAGAGGATGTTACTCTTCTTATGGACTATTACCATGAGCAAAGCATCCTGCTGGAGCGTGTAAAATCTACGTTACAGAAGATGAAAAGTGGTAATGATATTAAAGTTGATATTGATGGTTACTTATTAGAAGAACACTTCATGAATGAGCTTAATCTTTCTAATATTTTGCTTAAACGCTATAGCTATTTATTATCACAACACGCTAAAGAACATAAAACAAAAGATTTACATAATTGATAATCTGCTAATGGTTATTCATGGGGTAACTATGTTTTATATGTAATCCAGCTCAGATGAATTATTGATTCTGGATAATAACCGCAGAGCGGCATATACCCTGACAGGCAAATGTCCGCTTCTTGCTCAAAGCAGACTGTCAGATTTGATAACTTTTGGGCTATGTAAACTGTCAGTCGGAAAATGAGTGTGTACAAATCAGGACAGGCGGGCGAATTGCCCGCATTTTCTTTATCTGTTGTTTCATCCACTGACCAGCCAGGTCAAATAGCGTCTCATGCTCTGCACAACAGAAAATAGTTGCACCCATTAACCACGGAGTTAAACGGATGAGTGACTATCATCACGGCGTGCAGGTGCTGGAGATTAACGACGGCACCCGCGTCATTTCCACCGTATCCACGGCCATTGTCGGCATGGTCTGCACGGCCAGCGATGCAGATGCGGAAACCTTCCCCCTCAATAAACCGGTGCTGATTACCAATGTGCAGAGCGCAATTGCAAAGGCCGGTAAAAAAGGCACGCTGGCGGCATCGTTGCAGGCCATCGCTGACCAGTCAAAACCGGTCACCGTTGTCGTGCGCGTGGAAGACGGCACCGGCGACAATGAGGAAACGAAACTCGCGCAGACCGTTTCCAATATCATCGGCACCACCGACGAAAACGGTCAGTACACCGGACTAAAAGCCCTGCTGGCGGCGGAGTCGGTAACCGGTGTTAAACCGCGTATTCTCGGTGTGCCGGGACTGGATACCAAAGAGGTGGCTGTTGCACTGGCATCCGTCTGTCAGAAGCTGCGCGCTTTCGGGTATATCAGCGCATGGGGCTGTAAAACCATTTCCGAGGTGAAAGCCTACCGTCAGAATTTCAGCCAGCGTGAGCTGATGGTCATCTGGCCGGATTTCCTCGCATGGGATACGGTCACCAGTACCACCGCCACCGCGTATGCCACCGCCCGTGCGCTGGGGCTGCGCGCTAAAATCGACCAGGAGCAGGGCTGGCATAAAACGCTGTCCAATGTCGGGGTGAACGGTGTTACCGGCATCAGCGCCTCTGTATTCTGGGATTTGCAGGAGTCCGGTACTGATGCTGACCTGCTTAACGAGTCAGGCGTCACAACGCTGATTCGCCGCGACGGTTTCCGCTTCTGGGGTAACCGTACCTGCTCTGATGACCCGCTGTTCCTCTTTGAAAACTACACCCGCACCGCGCAGGTGCTGGCCGATACGATGGCTGAGGCGCACATGTGGGCGGTGGACAAGCCCATCACCGCAACGCTGATTCGCGACATCGTTGACGGCATCAATGCCAAATTCCGAGAGCTGAAAACAAACGGCTATATCGTGGATGCGACCTGCTGGTTCAGCGAAGAATCCAACGATGCGGAAACCCTCAAGGCCGGAAAACTGTATATCGACTACGACTATACACCGGTGCCTCCTCTTGAAAATCTGACCCTGCGCCAGCGTATTACCGATAAATACCTGGCAAATCTGGTCACCTCGGTTAACAGCAATTAAGGAGCCTGACCGATGGCAATGCCGCGCAAACTCAAGTTAATGAACGTCTTTCTGAACGGCTACAGCTATCAGGGCGTCGCAAAGTCCGTCACGCTGCCAAAACTGACCCGTAAGCTCGAAAACTATCGCGGTGCGGGGATGAACGGCAGCGCACCGGTAGACCTCGGCCTTGATGACGATGCGCTGTCAATGGAGTGGTCGCTCGGTGGCTTCCCGGATTCGGTTATCTGGGAGCTTTACGCCGCAACCGGTGTGGATGCCGTACCGATTCGTTTTGCAGGCTCTTACCAGCGCGACGATACCGGCGAAACGGTGGCCGTCGAGGTGGTCATGCGTGGACGTCAGAAAGAAATCGACACCGGCGAGGGCAAACAGGGAGAAGACACCGAGTCGAAAATCTCCGTGGTCTGCACCTATTTCCGGCTGACGATGGACGGTAAGGAGCTGGTCGAAATCGACACCATCAACATGATTGAGAAGGTGAACGGCGTCGACCGGCTGGAGCAACACCGCCGCAATATCGGCCTGTGATTTTCATCCGGTCAGCCTGGCTGACCGGTTAACCCCGATTCATAAGTGAGAAAACCATGAACAAAGAAAATGTGATTACCCTGGACAATCCGGTCAAGCGTGGTGAGCAGGTTATCGAACAGGTCACGCTGATGAAACCCAATGCCGGGACGCTGCGCGGTGTCAGTCTGGCTGCGGTCGCGAACTCTGAAGTCGATGCACTGATTAAGGTGCTGCCGCGCATGACGGCACCGATGCTGACCGAGCAGGAAGTCGCCGCGCTGGAACTGCCTGACCTTGTGGCGCTGGCCGGTAAGGTGGTCGGTTTTTTGTCGCCGAACTCGGTGCAGTGACGTTTCCGAAAAATCTCTCGGTCGATGACCTGATGGCAGATGTGGCTGTGATATTTCACTGGCCGCCATCAGAACTGTATCCCATGAGCCTGACCGAACTCATCACATGGCGCGAAAAGGCGCTCCGGCGAAGCGGAAACACGAATGAGTAACAATGTAAAATTACAGGTATTGCTCAGGGCTGTTGACCAGGCATCCCGCCCGTTTAAATCCATCCGTACAGCGAGCAAGTCGCTGTCGGGGGATATCCGGGAAACACAAAAATCACTGCGCGAGCTGAACGGTCAGGCGTCCCGTATTGAGGGATTTCGCAAGACCAGTGCGCAGCTCGCCGTGACTGGTCATGCACTTGAAAAGGCTCGGCAGGAAGCCGAAGCCCTTGCCACACAGTTTAAAAACACCGAACGTCCGACCCGTGCTCAGGCGAAAGTGCTGGAATCCGCAAAGCGTGCGGCGGAGGACTTACAGGCGAAATATAACCGTCTGACGGATTCCGTTAAGCGCCAGCAGCGGGAACTGGCCGCTGTGGGAATTAATACCCGTAATCTGGCGCATGATGAACGAGGGCTGAAAAACCGTATCAGTGAAACCACCACACAGCTTAACCGTCAGCGTGATGCGCTGGCGCGTGTCAGTGCGCAACAGGCAAAACTTAACGCAGTAAAACAGCGTTATCAGGCCGGAAAGGAGCTGGCCGGAAATATGGCCTCAGTGGGCGCTGCCGGTGTGGGGATTGCGGCGGCGGGAACGATGGCCGGTGTTAAGCTGCTGATGCCCGGTTATGAGTTTGCGCAGAAAAACTCAGAATTGCAGGCCGTGCTAGGTGTGGCAAAAGACTCCGCCGAAATGGCCGCGCTCCGCAAACAGGCGCGTCAGCTTGGCGACAATACCGCCGCCTCGGCAGATGATGCAGCCGGTGCGCAGATTATTATTGCGAAAGCCGGTGGGGATGTTGATGCCATTCAGGCGGCAACGCCGGTCACGCTGAATATGGCGCTGGCGAACCGTCGCACGATGGAAGAAAACGCCGCCCTGCTGATGGGGATGAAATCCGCCTTTCAGCTTTCAAACGATAAGGTCGCTCATAT